TGGAATGAGGGGTTAGCCGGCTCCCCCGAAAAGCGGCGCAACGTAGGAACGACATGGAAACTTTCGTGCAACCGAAGATCACCGGCTACCGCCAACTGAACGAGGCGGAAGCTGCGCTGATGAACGAGATCAAGGCCGAGGGCGTGAAGCTCGGCGAACTGGTGGCAAAGCTGCGCAGCACCGATGGCCTGGACCAGCGGTGGGTGAGCATCGGCGCCACCGACCTGCAGACCGGCCTGATGGCGCTGACGCGCGGCGTGGCCCAACCGACCACGTTCTGACCATGAGCGCCAGCCTGAACCTGAGCATTCGCCTGCAAGCCATTGCGCAGGCGCTCGAAGACACGCTGAACGAGGCGGCCGGCGAGCCCTGCGCGTTTGTGCTGGTGTGCCAGGCTGACGGCGTGGCGCAGTACGTCAGCAACGCGGCACGGGACGATGGGCGCGAGCTGATCGAAAGCCTGCTGGCGCGCTGGAAGGCCGGGCGCGCGGACATCCCCGCGCACTACAACCCGGACCTTCGAGCGCCGAAGGCCGGCTAACGTTTGAGCTAACCGGGGGCAGCGGCTTGCCGCTGACCTCCGGTTGAGCGAGTGGTTAGGCGCGTGCCACGATTCACGCGCCACTGGTGGAGAGCCACATGGGAACGAGAGCAGATTTCTACATCGGTCGCGGCCAAGATGCCGAGTGGCTGGGTTCGGTGGCCTGGGAAGGCTACGAATGGGAAGCCGACGACAGCGACCTGATGCAAGCCAAGACGGCCGACGAGTTCCGCGCTGCGGTGGCCGCCATCGAAGCCGAGCGCGACGACTTCACCACGCCGGCCGAGGGATGGCCTTGGCCGTGGGACGACAGCAACACTACCGACTACGCCTACGTGTTCCACGATGGCGAGGTGACGATCCCGGACGGCCACGTGGACTGGTTGCCGAACATGGCTGCCCGCAAGAACGTGCAGTGGGGCAGCAAGAAGGGCGGCATTCTGGTTGTGGGCGGATAAGCGCCTAACGTGCAAGTTGAGCCGCCGACCAGGCCGGCGAAAGGACAGACGACATGAGCGCCAAAGACACAACGCCGGCCGAGGTCGGCTCGAACGACCAGTTAGGCCCGCTGGTGCCAGCCGCATGGATGGAGCCGGGGAAGTATTGGACGCTGGAGCACGAGGAATGGATGGCTCACCACCGTAAAGACACGCACCCCAACGTGCAGGCAACGCTTGCGGCAAAGACGGAGTGCCTTTACCGGCTGACATCAGAAGAAGTGGCGGCAGTGAACAAGCATCGGGCGCGCAAGGTGTGGCAGACGCGACAAACGCACCTGTGCCGATGCGACCACAACGAATATTGCCAGCACTGCTGGCCAGAGAGCTTTCGGCCTGGCGGCGTGTGGCACGGCCTTGGGGCCTAACGTGGAGTTGAGCCGCTGACGGCGGCGCTACAGGAGCATGAAGATGGAACAAAGCAGCCCGCCGACGGCAGTCGGCTCGAACGCAGGGTTAGGCGGCTTCTTCACCGAAGCGATGATGGCTGCCGCCATGCTTGACGGCGAACAGGAAGGACGCGCCTACCGTGGCTACTGCCCGAAGTGCGGGAAAAACACGCTGAAGATTGTGCACCGTGACCACGGCATAGCGGCGAAGGCTTGCAATGCCTGCGGTGTGCTGGTGGTGCTGAAAGACGCCTAACGAGTGTTCTACGACATGTCGTATATCACCGCCCCGCAGTAAGTAGCACTTGCTCCACGCCGCAAGTTAGGTGTATGCTGGCCGTTCGCCGCCAAGCGTAACCGATTCAACCCGAGAGACCACGAGAGATGAGGCGCCACCCGCTGCCCAGCGGTGTGGGCTTGGCGGCATCACGCCTCATCCCTCGTGGTCTTTTCCTTTCTGGAGATAGGAACGTGCGCAACTCCAACCATCAGATGCTCGATCTCGCGCCGCTGGACTTCGACCCCGAGGACCGCGACATCCTCGCGCTGCCCGTGCCGATCGTGGTCGAGGGCCTGTCGATGGCGCTGTGGGAGGCCGAGGTCCGGGCTTGGGCTGACACCGAGCCGGCGGGGTTGAGGACGTGAGCAATCATGCGTACTACAACGAAATTGACGACTATGCCGCAGAGTGGCTTGAGAACCTCATCCGAGCCGGCCACATCGCCCCCGGAGTCGTTGACCGGCGCAGCATTGTGGATGCCCGACCCGCGGACTTGGCTGAGTTCACCCAGTGCCACTTTTTTGCTGGAGTCGGAGTCTGGTCGCTTGCACTTCGCCAAGCTGGTTGGCGAGATGACCAGCGAATTTGGACTGGCAGCTGTCCGTGCCAGCCTTTCTCCGCGGCAGGCAAAGGTGCTGGGTTTGACGACGAGCGGCATCTGTGGCCCGCATGGCACTACCTCATCGGCGAGTGCCGCCCTCCAGTCATCGTTGGCGAGCAAGTTGCAAGCAAGGATGCCCTTGAGTGGTGGGATCTTGTTCAAGCTGACTTGGAAGCAGAGGGTTACGCCGCAGGGGCGGGTGATCTGTGCGCTGCGGGCATCGGCGCCCCGCACATCCGACAGCGACTGTGGTGGGTGGGGTACGCCAACCAAGGACGAAGCGGGCGGCACGCCGGAGCAGTTCTTGACGCGCAAAGCAGCGCTGGAAGGCGCCTGCGGGGTGAGCTTGACGGCGTTGAACTTGCAGGCGCAGTTGGCGAGTTGGCCTACGGCGGCGGCGCGGGACTGGAAGGACGGCCACGAGCAGGCGGTGCCGACGAATGCGTTGTTGGGCCGAGTGGCTTGGTTGGCGGGTTGGCCGACGACATCCTGCAACAACGACCGAACCGGAAACTCCGAGTCAGCTTTGTCAATGACACGACAGGACGGATCGAAAGTGCAGCAGCGGTTGCAGGACTTCGCGGTGCTGGCGGGCTGGCCGACGACAACGACCGAAGCCAACACGCACTGCTACGGCCCGGGCCGGACGATCCAGTTGAAGACCTATGGGGCGGCTCGCTTGGCGGACTGGACGGACACGTGGCCACAGGGCACGAAAGCGAATTTGCAGGGGTTCTCTCTGGTTTCTGGGCCAACGCCGAGTGGATCCCCTGCCGTGACGGCAAGTGGCGGCCAGTTGAACCCGGCACATTCCCGCTGGCTCATGGGGCTTCCGCCCGAGTGGGACGCTTGCGCGCCTACGGCAACGCGATTGTCGCGCCGCTCGCGGCCGAGTGGATCCGCGTCGTGATGGAGTGCCGGCCATGAACCACGACAGACACTGGATTGAACCTCTCTCCGGCATCCACGGCCCCGAGGTTGAGTCGCTGCGGCGCGGGGAGGTGGTGACGCTGCGAGTCAGCGAGCCGTGGTGGCCGTTTCCGCGGCTGCTGGAGTTTCAGAGACGGGACTTGCGCAAGCTGAGCGCGAAGCCTCGCAAGCAACAAGCGCCCGCCGCGTCGACCGGCGAGGACGCCCCCTGGTGATGGCAGACCCCAACAACCCACTCATCGCGGCCTTGCTGCCGCTCGTGCGCCGCGTGCGCACCGATGTCACAGCCGTCAAGAAGTCGGACGGCTCTCGCTGGACAACCCAACCCCTGACTCGCGAGCGCTTGGCGCAACATTTGAATGGTGGTCCGCCGCGCGGTGTGTGCCCGATCAAGGCGGGCGAGTCCGTCACGATGGTCGGCCTACTCGACTTCGACTCCCACGGTGGCGAGACCGATTGGACAGCGATGTCGCTGACCGTGGGCCGCGTGGTCGATCAGTTGGAGCTCGTGCATGGCATGTCGCCGGTGCTGTTCCGCAGTTCGGGCGGGCGGGGCGTGCATCTGTATCTTCTTTGGGAGAGTGCGCAAGACGCGTACTCGGTGCGCCAGTTCTTGAAGAGTGTGTTGGAGAGTGTCGGGTTGAAGGACGGCGCTCGCGGTGTGGTGAATGGTGAGGTGGAGGTTTTCCCTCGTCAGGATTCCGTTGGGGAAGGCGGGTACGGGAACCAGTTCATCATGCCCTTGGCCGGTGCTAGCGTGCCGTTGAAGTTGGCGGACGAGAGCGAGGTGTTGTGGTGATCCCGTACCACGGACTGCCCGTCACGCCAGAGACCGCCGCGGTGCACGCCGTGCAGGCCGGTCACGCCTTCGTCAGCTTCGCCCATCCTGTCCAGTTGCCGGTTGCCGCATCGGTGTGTCAGAGCTTCGCGCTTGACAACGGCGCCTTCCCAGCTTGGGCCAAGAACAAGCCGATCACGGACTGGTCCCCTTTCTATCGGTGGGCAGAGGACTGCCTACACATCCCTTCGTGCGACTTCGCCGTCGTGCCTGACGTGATTGACGGTGACGAGGCCGCCAACGACGCGCTGCTTGCCGAGTGGCCGTTTCCTCGTGCGGTCGGCGCCCCGGTATGGCACATGCATGAGAGTTTGAGCCGCCTTGAGCGACTGGCGGACGGCGGGTGGAACCGTATCTGCCTAGGCAGTTCGGGCGAGTTCAAAACCGTAGGCAGTGCATCGTGGTGGGCCCGCATGCGTCAAGCCATGGGCGTGCTGTGCGACGGGGCCGGCCGGCCGCGGGTACGGCTACATGGTTTGCGCATGCTCAACCCCAAAGTCTTCTCGGTGCTGCCGTTCGCCAGCGCGGACAGCACCAACATCGGCCGCAACGTCGGTATCGACAAGCGGTGGAACGGTACCTATGCCCCTGCCACGAAAGAGGCAAGGGCGCTGGCGATTCGTCTGCGCATCGAAGCGTTCAACGCGCCGACGGTCTGGATTTCCGAACGCGCCCCTTATCACTCAACGGAGAATCAACTGTGGTGACCCGAACAATCTACCTCTGCGGCCCGATTAACGGTCGCACTGATGACGACGCGCGCAACTGGCGCGAACAGGCCAAGGCCCGGTGGGATGGCCGCACGCTGGACCCGATGCGCCGCGACTACCGCGGCCGCGAGTTGGAACCCGGCATCGCCGCGGAGATCGTGCAGGGCGACATTGAAGACATCCAGCAGTGCGATGCGCTGCTCGTGTACTTCGACAAACCTTCGGTGGGCACCTCGATGGAGGTTTTCTACGCCAAGCACGTGCTGGCCAAGCCGGTGGTCATCATCGACGCGAGCGACCGGCCGCTGAGCCCTTGGCTGCTGCACCACGCTGACGAGGTAACTCGGCACCTGTCCGTGGCGCTGGCCTCAATCAACATGATCCTGAACCGGAGATAAGACCGTGCTGCTGATTGCTCTTCTCGTCTACGCCACTGCGATGGTCGCCGCCAACCTGAGCATCGCGGCTTTCGGGCCGTCAATCGCTCCGGTCAACGCGTTCGTCCTGATCGGTCTCGACCTGGCGCTGCGCGACTGGTTGCATGTGCGCCTGAAGCCTTGGCAGATGTTGGTGCTGATCGGTGCAACCGGGCTGCTGACCTTCGCGCTCAACCCGACTGCGGGCCGGATCGCTATCGCGAGTGCCACGGCGTTCACCGCGGCCGCGCTGGTTGACTGGTCGGTGTTCGCGCGGCTACGCGGCTCTTGGCCGCGCCGCGCCAACGGGTCGAACGTGGCGGGCGCGGCTGTCGACTCGGTGCTATTCCTGCTGCTCGCGCCGTTCCCGTTCAGCTGGGTCATCGCTGCCCAGATGCTTGCCGCAAAGGTCGCTGGCGGCGCGATCTGGGCGTGGTTGCTCAACCGCACGATGGTGAGGCAACTGTGATCCTGATCGAACTCCCCAAAGAGGCATGCCTCGACCCGTCGTGGTGGCGTGTGTCGCCACCGGTGCCCGTCGTGTCAAAGCCGGCCCGCGAAGAGCCTGCAGGCGAGCGGCCGGCTGGCCTGTGGGTGGATGCCCTGATGGCGATCCCCAACGGCCTGAACGACAGTGGCAGCCTGGGCTACGACGAGTGGTTCCGCGTCATCTGCGGCATCCACCATGAGAGCGGCGGGAGTGCTGAGGGCCTCGCGCTGGCCCAGGACTGGAGCGCGCGGTCACCGAAGCACGACCCTGCGTTCCTGGAGCAGCGGGTGTGGCCGTACATCAAGCCGGCGGGCGAGCGCGGCGGCAACGCCGTCACCGGCGGCACGATCATGAGCCTGGCGACGCGGGACTGGGGGTGGGCCGCGCCGCTCGACGATTCCGATTTCCCCATCCTCGACCATGGAGGTCATCATGTGGGAGTGGTTGGCGCAGGAGCTCGGCGGCCCGCTGAGCGTGTGGCAGTGGCTGGGCGGCGTGGCGGTGTGGGTGCTGCTCATGGCGGTGACCCTGGCCGCGGTTCTCGGGGCGGTGCTGGCCGAGGTGCGGCCGTGGCTGCCGACGACGGTGGACGACTGGGTGCCGGAGATGACGGAGACGGAGCAGGGGATGGTCTATGGGAGCCCGAGCCAGGCGAAGCCGGTGGACCGGACGCCGGACCCTTGGCTGGAGCCCCTGCCGGGGCACGAGTCCCCGCCGGAGACGCCGTGGAAGAGGCCGCGCAGCGCCTGGGTGGACGACTGAGCGACGAGGACGACGAGGCGCTGTGGGCGCCACCTGAGCGCCGCGGCGTTCCCTCGGCCGTGCACGTGTGCACCGATCTTGCCAACGCCAAGCGCCTGTCCAGCACCTACGGTGACCGGGTGCTGGTGGCCGGCAACCGCTGGCACGTGTGGGATGGCCGGCGGTGGGACGCCAGCGAGACCGGCGAGTCCGAGGTCACCCGTTACGCCGCGTCCCTCGGTCGTCTCATCAAAGAAGAGGCCCGCGAGACGATGCGCAAGGCGCGCGCCGCGGCCCTCGGGGGCAGCGCTGCGGCGCTGGCCGGGCTGACCGAGGAAGAGGCCGAGGCGTGGGCCGAGGCGGGCGGTGAGAAGGGGCAGGGCGCCGCGGGCGGCAAGGCGGCCGAGCTCGCCGAGGCGCTTGAGAAGTGGTCGGTCAGGTCGGAGATGGCCGGCGCGATCGACGCGGCGTTGCGGTTGGCTCGGCGCATGCTGACCGTGGATTCCGGTCTCATGGACCGCAACCCCTGGCTGCTGAATGTCAGGAACGGCGTGGTTGACCTGAGGACCGGAGAGCTCCGGCCGCACGACCCGGGCCTGCTGATCACCAAGCTGGCCGATGTCGAGTACCTCGGGCTGGACTACGTCTACCCCGACTGGGAGGGCGCGGTGGCTCAGATCGCGGGCGAGAGCGACGGGGACGCGCGTATGGGTGGGGCTGGCGGTGGCTTCGCAGGCGGCCCCGTCTCCGCGTTCCTGCGGCGCTGGTTCGGCTACTGCGCCACCGGCGACATCTCCGAGCAGGTTTTCGTCGTGCACTGGGGCGACGGCAGTAATGGCAAGTCCACCGTGCTCGGGACAGTGAGCGCCGTGCTCGGCGACTACGCCGGCACCGCGGCGCCGCAGCTGCTGGCCGCCAGCGGGCAAGGCCCCGAGGCTCACCCCACCGGCATCGCCGACCTTTGGGGCAAGCGCATGGTGACGGCGCACGAGACCAAGGAAGGGGCCGTGCTGCGCGAGGACTTCATCAAGCAGGCGACGGGCGGCGACAAGATCAAGGCCCGCTACATGCGAGAGGACTTCTTTGAGTTCGACCCCACCCACAAGATCCAGATGCTCACCAACGCGAAGCCGGTGGTGCGTGGCCAGGATCACGGTATCTGGCGGCGCGTGCTGCTGGTGGCGTACACGCAGCGCTTCGGCACCGCTGAGCAGGTGGCGGCCGGCGAGGCGACGGCGGTGGGGGACAAGCATCTGGGGGCGAGGCTCTGCGGCGATGCGGCGAGAAGTGGTGTGCTGTCTTGGATCGTGCGTGGCGCGGTTGAGTGGGCGCGTGTGGGGCTGCGGGCGCCTGACGCCGTGCGGGAGGCTTCGGCGGTCTACCGGGAAGAGCAGGACCGGGTGGGGCAGTGGGTCCACGAGTGTTGCGAGGTGCAACCTGCGGGCGCCGACACGCGCGTAGGCGGGGCGGGCGAGTTTGCGGTTGGCGGATCGGAGTTTGCGGATTCCGGTTCGTTGGAGTGGTC